CCGCCACTCGTATTCGTTTACTTGGGTTTTATAGCATTCTAATACAGCAGAGCTCATCGGTGGATCGAACAATAATCGAACTTTTAATACCATATAGGATTTTACAAGCTGATAAATTCCACTATCCTGTATAAAATCTGTCCATACAGGAGTTTTATCTTCAATCATAAATCCATTATCAGGACCTACCCCAATCTGTGTCAAAATTGTGAATACAGAATTAATGTGTGTAATAATGTCTAAATCAAATGCGTCATACTCTTCTGACAAACCTAACATTTTTTTCACAGATGTTAATATACTGTCATTCATTCTCTCTGCTGCCATATAGTCACTCCTTTTCAGCTCGAGTAACCTGAATGAACTCAGCCATACAATAGCCATCTCCTACTTCTGTATGAACAGCATAGAAGCCATCAATAACTTCATCATTTTCAAGTTCCACCATCGTCCCAACTGGAATTGTTGTAACGACATCCGATTCTTTATCTGGCTCCTTTCTAACTCTCAGATATCCGCAACTTTCAACAACACCAAAAACTTTAATGTTTTCATTATTTGTATTAGTATCTGCTGACTCTACTGATGACTTAGTAACAGATGCTGTCTGCACTGACTGATTTTCGTTTCTTTCCTCACTCATAAGTAACCTCCTTCTAATGTCTCCATGGACACATATCATTTTTTCTTCTCTCTACAGGTGCATGTGGTAATAAACTTGAATCACCATAATGTATAGCATTGTGAGTATTCAATACTGTTGATATCAAATACTCTGGATTAAGTAAGTCATCATTTCTATTTATGATGTCCTCTGGTGTAATTGGATTCATATGGTGAATAATAATATTCCCTTGAATTTCATATCCCTCACAAGCCAAATCACATCCTCTATCTCTGACAATGATTTCGTTTCTAAGTCGTTTCCACTCTTTTGAGTTATAAAAAATTTGATTCAAATATCTGTCAAAACCAAATGTCTCTATTCCAACAGAACCATCTAATTTCAAATATTCAAATCTTTCTTGAAATGTTGGCAAACGGGTAAGCTCTGTATATGTCCTAATCATCCCACTCATATTCATCGCTCTCCATTTGTGTATCCTGTCCACTGTATCCTCTGAAAGCATCAAGTGCATTCTTGTATAATTCCTCTGCCTGTTCTGAAGATTGAATACTTTTTGTTTTAGCCTCTGTTAGAGCTAACTCTTTTTTTGTCTTCTCTAATTCAAGCTCTGCCTGTTTTGTTCCGAGTTTCAAATAATGGACAATAATTTGCGATGGTGCCTTACCAGACCTCATTAAATCCTCAGCACAATCAGTTGCAAGAGAAATCATTTGTTTCTGCCTTGCCTCTGGTGTAATTGCTGGTCGCATTCGCTGACTGGCAGTATCAGAAGATGAGTCTGGCTTAACTTTCCTCATAGTTACCGCCTCCTTTTAAATAATTTCTGCACACTTTACATAAAGTTTCAGCAAGGTTTTAAAGAGTTTACAGAGACTATTACTACACTCTTGTATATGAAAGGAGACAACCTTTAAAGATGAGCCAGCCACCGCTCAGTAACAATCCTATAAACTCTTTAAAACCCTGCTGATATATCAGAACATTTTTCAAAAATTTCCCTCTGGGGAAAAAATAAAGACCGCCGCGATATGGGTGGGGGTATGTTTTTTCAGACACCCCCCCTATACCCTTAGACAGTCTGCGTATTTTTTAGTGTTTTCTTCACTTTCTTGTATATGTTTCTAAAATCATATTTGATGATTTCGTCTATTGCTCTTTCGATCTCTTTGTCATTCTCTTCATCCGATAGCTCATCCGATGTCCTTGCGATGCGACCAAGATACGATGTCGAGTGATAGCCTTTCTCCTCGTCATATAGCATCCATTCGGTGAACTGATCGAACGGATCATAAGGGTTGTCAATTGTAGTCAATGCACACTTAGTTACATCCATTCTCTATGTTCACTCCTTTCCATTCAGATACTTAGATACAGTTGAAGTAGATACCCCTAAAGCTTCTGCTATTTCAGATGTACTGTAGCCAGATGCAGATAGAGCTGAAATTCTACCCTGTTTAGCTGTACTGAGTGATGTTGTGGCACGAGGAGTAGCCTTTTGTCTGACAACATCAATGTTAGTATTGTTTAGTATCTGTGTTAGCTTGTTCTCACTGATAGCACCAGCCTGTATAGCCTCCCATTCCTTATCAGTTATATCTATAGAAGTTCTCTTAGCTCCTACAGAATTGCGGGCTTTCGATAGAGCCTGCTGACTCGCCTTCTTAATTTCAGCCTTTGTCATATCTGGGTTGTCTCTTTTCTTAGATTGAACCTCTGCATTGGCAATAGTCTGGGCTTGTCTTTCACGAGGGGCGTTCATTAAAGCAACATTTAATTTTCCCATAAGGGAGTATACTTCAGACTGATAGGTTGCTTTTGCAGAAGCAGAATAGGCAATCTTTCCAGTATTAACCATTTCTCTTCTTGCTTGATTTGCTAAAGACTTCATAGAATTTGCATATTTTGCATACGCTTCTTCCTGTGGGGTGCCGGATGATAATTCTCTGGCATCCTTAACTTCAGCCATCTTTGTACTCTTCTGAGTACGAATTTTTATTTTTCCATCTTTGTCAGTGTATGTCTCTTTAACTTCTTTGTAACTAAGAGAACCATCTTCATTGATAGTAGGACTTCCTTTTCTCTTTAATACAGAAGTTTCAGATTTTGCTCTTGAGATAAGAGTAGACGCGCCTTCATGATAGTGACCATTTGAATCTGTTGTACCTTGGTATTTCTTCTTCAAAGTTGCAATGTCGTTATCAATTTCACTCTGCTTATAATCAAGCTTATGTTTTTGAGCATCAATAACAACCATACTATGACGAACAGCTTTTGCTAATTCTGGTTCAGTAGCACCCTTCAAAGTCATATCTGTAATAAGGTTAGAAATCTTACCCATTTCAGTCTGAGTATTCGTCATCCTTTGGTATGTTCTACCATTTCTGGTATAGTATTCTTTTCCTTTAGAATCTACTTTTACAGGTTTACTAGAATCTGGACCATATGCATCTTTTGTATCAAAATCCTCTAATCCTTTTAAAGAATGTGTAGAAGTAATTTTTACTTTGCTCTTTGAAGAATTACAAGGTATTACCATTACGGTATCACCATCAAAGTCAGCTCCGGACAATCTATCAGCATTCTTTTTATTAATACCAATGGCATCAGCCGGAGTATTGCCAAGAACCCTCTTTCCTTCAGCTAACTTATTATTTACTTTCAAAATTGGTATCTCGAAAGTTCCTCCATGAGGATAACGAATTAAGGCAACTGTTTCACCATCTTTATAGTTTGGTGCATAAACCTCATTATCTTTAATGGTTGTCAATGGAAGTATTACCTGATATTTCTGTCTTGGCAATGCCGCTGCCTGCAAATGTACAGCAGCTGAATCACAATCATCAGCAAAGGATTTCAACAAAGTTTTCTTTACTGTAGGATTGGTTAATGAACAAATCTCATCAAATTCAGATTGCTTATCTGCCGTTGCTAGACCCAACTGCTTTTTAATAAGAGATAGACTCTGTTTTGATAAGAACTGAGATGGAAGTGTTTTACTCCATTCGCCCCAATCTCCTTCTTCGGCTCTCTTATTGATTAAAGACAAACTCTGTTTCTTTCCAGTTACGGGGTCTGTATACTTTCCTTTTGGGTCATCATAATAACTTTGACCACCATGTTCCTTTATCAAAGAACCAAAAGGATTATCCGGGTCATTCTTAATATCCTTAAGAACTTCCATTTTAGGAACTGATTTTGATTTATTGGTATTGAAAATAACATCAACTCCATCTGGCATATCATCAGAATAGACAGCCATTCCCTTTAGATATTTCTTTCCATCTACCATTATCCGAACCTGCGCGTAATGCGAATCGCCTAATGATAAATCCTGGACTCCTCTACGAAGTTCTATAACACCATCTTTGTTAATACCACCATCTTCTTTGTATCTGATAGCAAGTCGATTAGAATCCATACTAGAAGGGTATTCAAAGCCTTTTCTAAAAGATTCACCACCATCATAAGAAATATAGTCTTTTACAGAATGTACATCCTCATAATTATAAATATCCTTATGCTCTGTTCCAGGAGGACAGATTACTTTTATGTTTGTCTGTTTTCCAGGATTAGTAACCTGTGGAACTCCACCTCCATAAATCGGATAACCTTCCATTTCCAAAATATAAAGAGCCTGGTTAAGTTTCTCTTTCGATACTCCAAGTTCTCTTTCAACTCCGGTACCGACATCAATCATACCTTTTTCATCAATAAGTTTTCTAAGAACATCAGCAGTGGCTTTCGCCTGGTTCATTCTGGCTTCTGAATTTTCATTCAATAAAGACCTTACAGATGAGTCATTTGCAAATCCCATCTTGTCAGCGATTTCATTCAAACTGTAACCTTTTTCTCTAAGGTCTTTGGCTGTTGCAACCTGCACTGCTCTTCTTTCATCTTTAGCAAGACTCATTTGTGTTCTAAGCTGAGTTGTTGTAAGCCCCATAGTCTTAGCAATATCTGTTTCACTCATACCAGACTTTTTCAAAGACTGCACACGACTCAGAAAGTCTCCACTATGCTGATAAGGGTTATCTCCAGAACCCCATGGATATCGACCAGATCTTCTGGCAACACCGTAATGCATAAGCATATCATCTGAAATTTGAGATAATACTTTAGCTATTCGATTCATCGATTAACCCTCCTGTTCTTTTATTTTTCTTATAGCCTTATCGAAGGTAATAATTTTATCCATAATTGGAATGATATCTTCTGCTGTTGGATTATGATACAGAACTTCGTTGTTCTGATAGATTCTTAATTCCATATCAATATCAGCAGGTTTTACTTTATATTCCAAACAAAAAAGAGCGGCATAAATCATAAGCTGCTCCATGTGTGCTGGAATTACGCCTGTCTTCAAATCATGAATTCTAAGTAATCCAGACCTGTATGAAATTGAGTCTGCTGTTCCAAAACAGTTTTCAGAATAAAATAATGTCTGCTCAGGTGTCATCTTATAACCAATGGCATCATTAACATACATATTCAAAGTCTTTTGTGATTTTGGTAATTTCTGTCCCAAAGAAATACACTGTGCAGCAAATGCATGCAGTACAGTCCCTTTCTGAGTAGCAAGAAATTTTGAATAGGCATCGGCAACTTTATCTTCGCTGTAATTAATCCAATGATATTTACTAGCTCCTAAGAAAGCGTGTTGCCCCTCAAGATTGGAATGATTGTTGAAGTTCATATAGCACTTCCTCCTTGTTCTCTGGACAAATAAAACGAGAAAAAGACATCCTGTTCATTTGATCCACATAATATTCTTGATTAGGCTGTTTATTAGCCGACGCGCTTTTTTTACATTCCAAAGAAGCCCACTTATCATTATAAAGAATTAGCAGGTCTGGAATGCCTTGAATATAACTCGCATCATTCTTCATAACGATGCATCCAGGAAAAAGTTTTTTAAGCTCTTTAATTAAATTAGCCTGGAATTTGTTTTCTAACATTTTGTAAGCTCCTTTCACAAATATCAAAAGAGAAAGTGAATGCTGTTAAAAACGCATATTTTACCTCTCTCCTCATAAAAGGGAATGTATTTTTCGCGCGCAAAAAAAGAGCATAAAAAAAGAAGAACCTAAGTAACAAGATTCTTCCTTAAAATTTACCAATCACATCTAAATACATTAGACTTACCAAAGAAGTGTCTTTCAGCTAAGAAATCCTTTAATGTTCCCGTATAGCATATTACATACTGATCAGAATTTGTTATTTCTAATACTTTTTCTATTTTAGCATTTCCGCAATAACTTCCAACCAATGGTAACCACTGCTCGAAATCACTTTGTTCTTTTCTTAATTTTGTACAATACTTCATAATAAATACCTCCATTCATTTAATGATTGTTTCTCATAATACAGCTTGCAAATTTAGCGTAAAAAAAAACAGAGATACTTAACAATACCTCTGTCTCATGTATGTAATATACTTTTTAAGCTTCTTTCAAATATACTTCACCATTCTCTTTAACATAGTATTCCCTTGCCGATAAAGTCTCTTGTAATGTTTTTCTAAGAGACTTTCGTATCGCCGATTCTTCTCCATTATATAAAGAGTCCACTAATTCTCCAACTAAATTTTCATATTGTGACTTATCCTCTTTTTTTAGCAATCGCCCTTTATAGTCATTAAGAAATTTTTTTAAAGCACTAAAACTGCTAAGAATCCTTTTTTCACATTTATCAATATATGATGTTATCTCTTGTTCTACATATTTGATAAATTCAACATCATAATTTTGAGAGAAATAAGTCTCAAGCACACTACTCATGCCATACAATTGAATAGATAGCTCTAAACTTTCCTTTATTTGAAATGCATTCGTCACTAATTCATCTATACTTGATTTGCTATTTATTGTGGAATCTAGATCACACATATAAAATTCAATATCTTTCATAGCAACTTTCTTTGCATCTTGAAGACTTGCTATTGTCGCAACTCTCTGCTCATTATGTCCCATAATTGAAGAATAGTTTTCATACGCATATTTTATAAAACTTACTTCTGATAACAGTTCTGCTTTTTTATCTCCATACAAAAATTCTAAAATTTTATCCATACTTTGATTTATCATTTGTAATTCAGAATTTATCTGTTTTATAAAATATTGACTAGAAGCTATTGCCATTGCGGAGAACGCACCTAACATAGCGGCTTCTATATTCATCGAATAAAGAGATGCCGTACCACCAATATGACCAGAAGCATCTAACCATGTACTAGATACTCCACCTTGCTTCAATGACATTAAAGTGTTGTCAATTCCATCTGGAAATCTGAGAATATATGCATTTGCCATTGTGCTACTAGCAACTGCTGTTGGCATATGCTGGAGTGCGGCACTAATTTGTTTTTTCTGATTATTTGTCAATGAAATTTTAGTAAACCCTCTGTCAAAATTAACTTCCTGTTTTACTGGTTCTAACTGAAAATCATTTTGCAATGTCATCATTTGTATTGTATTATCACTTGATTCGTTCATTTCCACTCCTCCATATATCCAGAATATCAATATGGAAACGCAAAATAAAAAGTGCGCCCCATTTGAGAGACGCACCGAAAAAGGCATCTCCCATTGTTGCCACACAATCTTGCTTTTCGTCTAAGGGTACAAGTAAAGAGAGATTACACTTTTTACCAAAGTCATTCCCTTAAACGTTTAGCAATATATGATTGTGTGGCTCTTAAATTATACCATAGCCGAAACTAAATTTAAAGTCGCTCCTTGAGCTGGAACTACCTTCTTGGACAAAAACCCAAAAATTTTTGCTAATTATATATATTTATTAAACTTTTTCTTCGCATTAAAGTTGAAAAAAAAAGTGGGTTTTTGACCAAAGTTGGATATCCAAGAACTCGGAACCCGCATAAATACTGGGTTTACAGGCATTCGGTCTATGGACAAAAACGTTTTAAAAAGTGGGCAGAAAACCCAAATTTTTGACCAAAGTTGGATATCCACTAAATATTTTTCGCACTTTTGCCCAAATTTTTCAGTCTCTGCCCGTTTTTATTTTCCCAAAAGTGGGCAGAAAATGACCAAAAATGATTAAATGGATATCCACGAATTCAGCCATTTTCCATCAATTTACCCGGTATGTCTCAGCAAATTATGCTGCATTCTCAGCCCCCTTCTCAGGATTTCAGCCTTTGGCATACCATATTCAGTCGATAATTCATCTAAAATAGACTCCTCACCGTCCGACAAACGCAACCTATACTGCTTATTTTTCACTTCTCCGTCGTCTCTAGGCGGTCTTCCACGCTTATTCACCTGCAAATTTACCTCCAAATCTTAAAAATTTCTTCTGTGATACGGCATATTTCTGCGGAATATTGGAATATATGTATACTCTGCACGAACGTAAAAGTCCCTATGACATCGATAATCTGTTACCTTTATAGGCTTTCCAGGCTCAACGACTTTAGATAAGCTTCCGAAAAGTTCCCTTAATCGTTCGGCAAATTCCCTCATAATCTCCTTAACTCTTTCCCACACATCACATAATGCCTGTAAAATGTCATCATATTCCATATCCATTATAAAGCCTCCTTTACATCATAAATACGACTTAATGACACTTTGGTGATTTTTCCATCTTTTTGAACCATTGCGTAACCTACGCTCAAAAATCCAGCTCCAATCTGCAATAATTCATAAGTATCAGTATTTAATTTACATTTGCTACAATCATCGACCACGTTACACATTTCCTGAGTAGCTAAACAAGCGGAACAGGTCGAGTGATCTGGTCTTACTTTACATATTTTCATATAGTTACCTCCAAATTTTACCTGTTTTACAGTCTTTTATAGCAATTCTTCCTTCGATATGAAATCCAGCCAACTCACATATAGTAAATATAGTATTTAAAAGCTTGTGAAAACGTTCTTCATCTTCTGGTGATGTTTTGTTTTCTACATGTGTTTTCTCTACATTATTTATTGCACTATATGCAGTTGGGTCCGGATAACCTTCTGGATTTCTGTAACCGAACCCACTAATCATACGCATTTACTTCTCCTTAGCCTGTTATTTCTTGTCCTTCTTTTCTCTGTCTAACACATTCATGAGGTTCTCAATATTAACATTTGAACCTCTTTCGATCATAGCTTTCGCAATTTTGCCAAGTGTTTCCATCTTTGACCGCCACATTCATTTCTACTAGGTTCAAAGAATATGTAGTGAACAAAATTCCACCATATAACTAATCCAATGGTGAATGACGGTATCCATACAAATATAATAAGTAGTGCTACACAAACACCAAAAATTTTTGCTAACATTCCGCATCCTCCTGTTGAACATTTTTTCTATGTAATGAATTTAGGAACTCTTTTACAGCCTCTTCTGAATTGTTATCAATAACGACTGTTGTGTTTACTGGCTGTACACTTTTGGCAATACTCTTCAAACTCGCATCTATAGACTTTAGAGTTTTTAAAATATCAGTATCATACTTATCATGTGTCATATTGTTTCGTTCTCCTTTCCGTTATGCCATAATTTCTTATCTGATAAATCCCACTCAAGAGTTGCTCCGCATAATGGACACTTTTCATCAATCTTCTTAGCTGAGTGCTGTACCTCTCGCCCGCAAACGCAATATCCATAAATTACAGAACTGACATGAGACTTCCAGTAGTCTTTTACTATAACTGTCAAAATATCACTCCTTACCCATAAGACTTCCTCTATATTTCATAAAATCGTCAAGTTCTTTTTCTGTAGCTTTCCGCTTATTACATCCATCTACGCAAGTATCACAGGAAATCCAACTTGTAAGCATAGCCATATCGCATCCATCACACGGATCTGGCTTCTTATGAAATATCTTTCTTAACCACTTCGGCATTATACTTATCATTCCACGCCTCCAGTAATCAGCTCAGAATACGGAAGCTCTTCAATCCACTTGCAGAAGTTCCTCCATTCGTCCAGCTTATGATTCTTACGAGATTTATAAATATTTACCAGCACCTCATAATTCATCATAACGTTGCGCGTCTGGTTATAACTGCTCGGAAGAAGCTGAATTATCTGCCACCAAATATCCTTGTCATGATTCTCTAAAAAGCTCTGTCTGAAAAGATTCAAATACCCAATAGTTGTTTCAAGGCATGTTTCAGAAGCAATGTCCATATGTTCGTGAGAGAAATCCTCCAGTTTAAATTCCTTAGCTTGGATTTTATGCATGGTACTACAACTGTTAGCAACAGTACCAACTTTGTATGTATCAAATTCTTTCCACCAATATAAAGGTGCAGTAATTCTAACATACACAGGCATCATTCGCATAAATTTTCTGTGTTCTGTGCCTGCATAGGAGAGACACTGCATGAGTGAGTGGTCATTTTTGCCCAATTTAAACCACTCAGCTAAATCGGTCTCATCAATTTCACATCCCAAATACTCACTATCACTCTTCTCCCACGAATTCATAGGATTACGCATACCTTCAATAATAAACTCCATCTGCTCCGGACTCGCCAGAACTACGTGTTCTAATTTAATCATTCACAATACCCTCCAAGTTCAATCTCTACAAGTCTGCCTGCTTCAATTTCTGCGATTTCCACTTCGACGTCTGATATATCTGCAACAACAGACATCTGACCTCTTGCAATTTCTTTTTCGTAGAGTTTTTTAGTTATTAATTCTTTAGCGGCTTCTGCATCATCTTTTTTCGCATAGATACCGAATATATTTTCGATATGTCCGTATCCGTAATAATAGGTATTTCCATGAACTACGTATAACATCATTTTGTAGCCTCCAATTCTATTTTTTCGTTACACTGTGGACAAGTTATATACTTGCTTTCTGTAGCTACTAAAGGATGCAAATTATGTGGGTGCCCGATTTCTATATCTTCTTTTTCATAACTGAATAAACACCCACACGAGTTGCAACTGATTTTCTCTTTGGTTCCGGGTTTAATAATTTCAATCATTTACGCTTCCTCCAATTCTCCAAAATATTTTTCATATGCTTCTAAATCATAATGCATAAGATATTTCTTAGCTTCTTCCTCAGACAATGCGACTGCACAATTTTTATAATCTGTTTCATATGTCAAAAGCCAATGATTTCTTAAACTTTTGAATATCTTTACATTTTTTCCACTATATCTGAGAGTCATATTAAGCATCGTTCCGGTATATTTATATTCACATTTTGTTGATATCAACTCCATTTTGGTAGTATCGTATTTAAGGCTGTTAATTACAAATATCATTTTATTACCTCCTCTCTTCCAAATTTTCCATATCGCTTACTGTGCCACTTTCTTTCACAATTCCACGAAATTCAACCACTTCTTCAGAGAGACTGACAAAATATCTTTTCCCCTGATATTCCACAATATCTCCGAAGTAGTTGATATCCATTTCTGGTCGTGAAGCGTATGCAAGAACATTAATTTTTGTTGTTCGATTCACTATCTTTTCCTTTCTCTGTCCATCTTCACATCAATTGCTTTCTGCATATCTTCTGATGAGATATTAAAAATGGACTCCAGAAGTTTCAAGCAAATATAAGCATCTGCCATCTCTTCTATGAGTCCAATTCTGTCACCATAACCTCTAATTTGTTTGCTAACCTGCTGTGTGAGTTCTGCAAATTCCTCCATAGCAATAGTGCAATTCAATTTCCAAGGTCTCTTATTTATGCTATTTCGTATAGCTCGCCTTCTCTCTTTATCAGAAAGTTCAATATTACTATTTAAACCTTGAATAAATCTAGTTCTATTCATTCTCCAGCTCCTCTCTGAACATTAGCTTTCTTTAATTGCTCCGCAGCCTCTTTTCTTGCGTCATATTTGAAAATATCAATCTCTTCAAACTTATTATCTTTCTCTGCAAAGAAGCGGTTAATCTTAACCTTTTCTCCATTTGGAGTAATCACATAGAATACGCCAACGGTATCAAAGTCCCCATTTTCTGTGTCATATAAGAAATCCTCACAATATACATAGAATGGTTTTGTTGACGGCATATATGGCATAGTGATAGGAAACATCTCGTCCATAATCTTATCAATTAATCCGCTATGATAAGTATTGTTCGGGTTATTGATACTCACACATACAGCTCTTGCTACATCGTTGTAACTAATTAAGCCATCTTCTTTGATATGCTTAAACAAAGAACTCATTCGTTTGCACTGAATTGATTTCTCTCCATTTTTCTCAAAACTAGCACCGGCATCCCAAATATCATCAGTATCTACAATTGGTGTTAATGGCTTTCCTGCAATTAAGCGGTTAAGAATATTTCTAGTAATTCCAATACTCATACCACTATGTTCATCCTCCATAAGACTGTCAAATGCCTTTAATGCACTTCTGTAGCAAGCACATCCATCGCCATCATCACCAGATTTCTCATGTTCGCAAGCCAGCTCCACCTCATTTTCAGCCCATAAATCCATAGAGGTCTTTTCTCTGCAAGAATATAAAGACACATTCCTGTCATCGATATAAATATTTGCAAATATCTTTCTGGTATCTCCACCAAACTCAGTAATAATTTCTGGAAGATTCTCATTAACAGCGTCAAAGACAAGCCCTTTCTCTGAACACCAGTCAACAGCCGCCTTTGTCTGTTTCTCGTTTCTACAAGTCCAAAGAATAACCTTATCACCATTTAACTGACAATTCATAAGGAAATCAATAAGTTCCATATTTGGCTCGCCGATATCAGGGTATTTGTTCTCACATAAAGTTCCATCAAAATCTACTGCAATAATATTATTTTCCATTGTATTCGTCTCCTTTAAATAAAAATAACCCACAAGCCTATAAAAGACTCATGGGGTCACATATACTATATTTTTTTCTATTCTAATCTTTCAATATCTTCATATTTGATTTCTACTGTATCCCAATCCTGACCAGGTAAATCCACATCAGCAATATATGCGACACCTTCTTCTAGGATTTCAACAATCGAAGCTTTTCTTCCATCTTTTAATATAACCCTATCATACAGATTTATTTTCATTCTGAAGCCTCCTTCTTTGTAACATATGCACTTGTTAATTTAATACCGTCATTACCGTCATCTATCCAAGCTGTAAGAACATTTGCTTCTTTTTCATTAGGACCTTTTAATTTCATGATTTGTTGGTACCTCATTCCGTATCCGCCATCGCCACGCTCTTCTAATTTAGTAACATCAAAATGTTCATTGATACTATTAATTAACTCGTCAGCGTTATCTTTCGTATATCCCAATGCCGACTTAAACGCTCTTGCTTTATTCGGTGCTTTATCTGGATTAAGTGCATATTCTGTAAATTTTTCTCTAGGTATTTTTGTTGTTTTTATTGTACCATGTTTCTGCACAGTTGCAACTCGTCCGTTATCTTTTATAGGATATGGCGGACCATTTCTAACACCCCACTTCATTCCTTTTACACCACTATGCTCAACTTCCAAACTATCCAGTCTATTCTTTATCTTATCAAGAATATCCTCAACAGTTTCTCTGGTTCTAGGCGCAAGTTTCATGAATTCAGAATGTTCGGCGTACCAGTTAAATATTTCATACAAATTTCCTTTAGCCCAACTAAAAGCCCACCAATCACAAATCATCTCCACAATATAATCGTATGGCATTTCAAGAATAGTCTCTAATTCTCCATTTTCCATATCGTCATGAATAAGTATCCAATACTGCCAGTGATGTGGGTTTCTATGAATATGTATCAGCCATGCTTTTTCATAATCCTGGACGACTTTATAAGACCTGTTATTTCCATAGAAATATTCATCGTATGCATTATACTCGTCTTCTTCATCCTTCGACTTATCGTGAGCAAACTCAATCTGCCAGGCTGCATCTGAAATATTATTCGTAACATCTGGTAAATTTTCACATAGCCAGTCAAATCCTCTTTTAACATTAGCCCTGTGATTTGCTAAATATTGGTCATACTGGAAACTCATTTCTTCACCGCCTTTTTCGTGATTAACTTTACAAACAGTTCCTTGGCTTCTGGACCATCGATCGCATTAACAATATCAACAGATTTATTCGGCAACTGTCTTCCAACACACAGTACACCTTTATTGGTCTTATCATCATAATCAATACTTACTAAAACTGTATCTCTCATTGAGTATCCTCCTTTCGGTACTTACTATAGTTAAAACAAGTTAAACACCTCGGGCATGATGAGCCTATACGCAGCACACCTTCATTTTTCCTACTGCATTCGTCATAAAAAATACTTGAATCATACATTTTATCTGGTGTTGTTATAGCTACATGTGTATATCCTTCTTGTTTTCGTTTTTCTAAATATGCAATTACCTTTTCTATTTCTGTACCTTTATTCATTCTTCTCCTTCCAATTTACAGGTCTTTCTGATTGAGTATTGCAGCCATGATCTAAACACTCACAACAAGGGTCACATTTCTCGTCCAAGTCTTTATGCTCACAGGTCTTGCAATATTTTTCAAAATCAACTTCAAAATATAAATTCTCCATAAAGCGCCTATCCTTTATATGGTATCTGTTCTACATCTCCGCCAGGAGTAGTGACTGATTGCATAAGCTGTCCGGTTGCTTCGTCGAAATATATATTGTCCATAGCGTTGTTCCATTCATCAAACTGCTCGGAAATATCAAACCCTTTTGTTCGTCTGAGATTGATAAGTTCATCGTGAACAACCCTTCTCCAAGCTCTGGCAATTTCTTTTCTACTCTGTGAAAGAATACTATACAATCCGTGCTCATTTACAAAACTTACAGATCTTCTCTGACCTGCAACTACCATTGGTAGGTTCAGCTTTTCATCAGCCTCACACATATCAAGCATTCGCCACGTATTTCCGTAACTATACTCGATAATATTTGCTATATCTGCTGCCTTGAACAATGGTTCATCCAAATCACCATATACATCAAGAACACTACTACCTAATCGTATCTGTCCTACTACCTTTACTGAATTGTTTACCATTTTACGTATCTCCTTTCATTAAACGTCTTTTTCTCTTTTAATGCTCTGGCTATGGCTGTATCAATTCCAGAGCGAGATTTCAAGTGATAATAATATAAGTCTTTAAATGGTGTATTCATTCTGTCAATCCTTCCTGCTGATTGAGCCATTATTTTGTAAGAATAATTTTGTGAGAAGAATATAATTGTATCCGTTGTAATGCAGTTCCATCCCTCTGCTCCAGCATTGTATTGAACAAGATAAGCCCATTTATCACTTGTCGGAACTGGTTGATGCTTATGACCGTTCCATTCTGCAACTTCATATTCTGTTAGAATATTTTTCAATAGCTCCAACTCATAATCAAAGTTGTAAAATATAATAGCTTTCGAATGCTTCTCCATAACCTCAAGCAACGCCACTTGTCTTGATTCATCCATATTTACAAGCTTCCGCCATACATAGCAAAGACCTGCTGCATTCTGGAGGGGTTCATTTTTATATGGGTCCCATCGATTTTTAGTTACTTCCTTATATTTAATGGAGTCATATCCAACATAAATATCTTCGTGGTGAGATACCGTTTCTCGTTTGAAATCCATATTAACAAGAATTTTATTCCGAAGCCTGGTTAAACGTTCTGTATTAAGATACCTGTCAATCTTCGGAAACTTGCTAAATCTGCTATAAACAATATGTTCTCTTGTAAATTCACTTCGATTTTTATAGAATCCATTCGCAACAAAAACCGGTATATAATCTTGCCAAGTGTCCCCGGGTGTAGCAGATAACAAAATCCACTCGTTACTTTTCGCAATCTTCAAGAATGCCTTTACCCATGTTCCGCTTCCAACGACTCTTTGTTCATCAAATATAAAGAAAGCGTCTTTTACATCTGAATACTTCTTCACATTATTCCATGAATCCACAATCACTTTGTTAGAATATAAATTCACATCATCATGTGTAGACAATAAAAATGGTGCTAATTCCCCATCCCATTCACAAGTATCACGCTTTCTGGCGGTCGTTATAATGTACAAATCTTTAGGTGGGTCATCCATTGGTTCATAAATATCAGTCCCAATAATTCCACCATTTCGCACATAGTAATAAGCTATTGAAGTTAAGGATTTTCCACTTCCAACACCACCACATAAAATGCAACCTGTTTTCATCCTTTTTATTGCATCTAATTGATAGTTTCTTAATGTAACACCTGCCATTTATTTACCCTCAATGACAAAACCATCCTCAACTTCAACTTCGTATCCAGCACCTATGAGATTTGCTTTAGGTCCGCACAGAAGCAATTTTGTACCGATTTCTTCATCTGATAATTTCTGATATTCAGAATAATATCGTATTATGGAATCCTGCACAGGTTTCGTTACACAAATCTTTGTGCAATCAAATGTGCTCTTTTCTGTAACTTCTATATTGCATATCTCGGCTACATAACCATAAAAAGCTACCAGTCCCTGCTCGCACTTTTTCTGAGAAATTGAATATTTCTTTTTCATATGGCGTCATCCTTTCTTTGTTATTAAAATCTTCTAATCACCCAAATATTCGAAAAGTACATAGGTGTATACCAGTATTTGCTCTTATCGTCATCCGTGGTCATCGGATCTGTTATAGAATTTCCAACTTTTATATAACCAGCTACACCAAGTAAAGAAATTTGTATATAGCACATAAGAGCAACTGTTTCATCAATATCCTGTCCGACAACTAGTAAATGTCTTTGAAAGTTCATCGATGGCATTGCTTTTTCCATCTTTCTTTTAATAGTATTAATAGCAGCTATAAGGGTTGCTCCTGCTCCACAGCATTCATCGGCAAGAGAAATATAACCTTGCTTTTCCAACTTATCTTGAAGATTATTATCTAAATCGCTAGTAACAACATCTGCCATCAACTGACAAACTGAATATGGTGTGAAGAACTGACCGGCTGAATTGTTACCAAGTCCTAAATCCATAAACATTTTCCCTAAGAAATCCTGTTCTGGATTAGCATCCAAAGCCATCGTTGTATATGCAGCCAGTTTAGGAAATATCATCTGTTCGTCCTTACTGTATTTATGAATGATACTCAAATATCTTTCCTCTCTGTCTTTATAATGAAATTTATCAAGAGGATTTGATATTGCACAAGCAAACATGATCACAAAATCTCTCCAAACATCAAATGGTCTATGAGTTCTTGTCAGTTTATTAAACTCATTCAGAAAGTCTTTTGAATATGTCCAAACCGGCATTTTTTCTGTTTTTATTTCTACTTTTTGTTTTGGTTCAACCGTTTTCTTCTTATCAATGTTCGACAAATCAATTGTCGGTTCCCATTGTTCCCATTTCTTTGTGACTTTCTTAACCGGTGGCTTCGGTTTTTTCTTAAAGAACATATGCGTCTCCTTTCAAAATATAATCACCATCTAAAAGTCTCAGATGAAATATCATCTCCTGAATAATTAAAATAATCACCATCAGCAATATTAGATAGTGCCTGCAAATCATCAATATTATTACTTTTTTCTACAAGCTGTCGTGAAATGTACATTACAGCCTTTTCTAATTTCTGTAATGCACTGATTGCATTGCTGATTTCTTCTTTTACTATTCGGTCTTCAATCTTGTCAGTTTCGCCCATGATTATCTCCTTTCAAAATATAAATGGGTGCCAACCATAATTAGCTGACACCCGCAGATTTTAATGGAATGGAACCTCGTCCTCTACCGGAGCTTCTTCTCTTGCATATTTTTCAGCAAACTCATCCTCTTCGATAGTTACATACATCGTCTTAACATATGCCTTAATTCCAGTCTTTCCATTTACTTCCCAGGAATATGGTCTAATTACCAAATCAACATTACTGATTTCAGCGAAATCTAATGTGCTGATAGAATCCTCATCTAATTCAGTAGTTGTTCTTCTAGTAACCATATAAATCTTTGGTGGAATGTTCTTGTAACTTACAGCGACCTGAATATAATGCTTTGGCTCATCTCCCTCATCTCTAGGCTCAAGAATTCTTACATTCCATCCATCATTTGATAACTGCTCAACATCCATGTCATCTTCGATAAGTACGCAGAAGTTTCTGTCTCCAGCACGATTGTACTTAGACTCTTCCCCTCTGAAGTTTCTAAACATAATGTGAGCCCCTTCAATTTTAATGTTTCCTACTGCTTTATTAGCCATGATAAAAATCTCCTTTAATTGTTATTTAGTTTCTACAGGTGGATTCATCACCTGACTTGAAATCACTTCTGAAATATCATAATTTTTTTCACAATCCATATGATATGCGTCATCATTGAAGTGCGGACAGTCAAAGCAAGTTGCGTATTTAGCATCTCCGCAAGGCATAAGCTTTGGTGTATTCTGCTTCTTCTCCGTTATAAATGGGTCATCCGACACAAACATTTCAAAATCACCATATTGAGAAATAGTATCTACTGCCTCATTCACAAGTTTGTCATAGTAAGACCTGTCAATGTCATCAACTTTATCAAGTTCTCTGACCATCTCAGATTCCAGCCATCTATATCCCTTTGTACCTGTTGCGGCATAATATTTACCGTCTTTCTCACGCATAAGTAATCCACCACCGCATCCGTCTTTAATCGGACAGAACTGTCCAACTTTTCCGATAAATCGATAATTGTGTCCCTCTGCAATAAGCGGATTTAATTTCTGGCAGGTGCTTTCAAATGTTGTATCTGATAGCAGCCCTTTCTTGAAATCGCTTTCAGCTTTACTAAATTCTTTTTCATATTGAGACACATCCGGTAAGTCCTCATTTAAGTCCAAATATAAAGAACCGCTTACAGACTTCGTTTCACACATATCCTCGAATTTAATATCCTCTTTACTAAAGAGACACTTAAATACATAAGGAATCTGAAACTGAGTTCCTGTAGCGGTCCATGTTCCTGGTTTTTCCGGATCATCGTCAGCCAATTTTGCAACATATACAGCATTGTTGACCAAGCAAATCCTGTCAAATATATGCTCTACCTCGAAATCATATCCGTGACGTTTGCCATACTTACAAATGAAATCAAGAATATAATCATCCGGATTTTCAATCTTAATAGAGTCCGTCTTAATGTGAATTACTTTGTATCCCTGTGTTTCAACTTCATGTCTAAGGTCAATCATAAACAAAGCTCCTCGCTTTGCTACAATATTATCCTTATTCCTTGAGTCTCTGAAGGCATTCATAAATCCTGCGGCTGTTAATCCGTACACAGAATTAATCGCAATCTTCAATGCTTGAGCCAGTGCCTTTGCCTTACCTGTATCATCAAGATATTTGGCTAATGCACCTTCAAACATATCTCGTACCATATCGAAATCACCATGCTTAATATAGATACGAATGTCCAAAATATCTTTGAACCTCTTTGTGAAATCTGGTCCAAATAAGCACTCTGATATAGCTGAGTTAGGATGCATCGAACCAACATCTTCTGTTTCTGAACGTCCGTACATTCCAGGAGCCGCCCATACTTCTCCGCCTTCTCCAACTTCCTCACCTCTGTAAAGGGATTTTCCGTTCTCGAATCTATAGTCTGGGAAATATGGTAATAAACTATCACCTTTGGGTCCGTGGAATGGCTCAGCCATCATCTCCGGTTTTGCCTCTTTTAAGAATGCTAACACATCATCTGGTAATTCCGTAACCGGCTCAGACAAATCTCTATACATAAATTCACTCTGAGGATTACGGTTCTTTCCAAATATAAATTTTGTAGTCAAACTATTGGTAGTATCATTTACTGAACCATTAGCTAACTCTGCCAAAATCTCTCTGGCAACGAAATCACCAAGATTTGCTTTGTATGTAGCCTCTGTGGCGATAACATCATCATCACAATATTCAGCTACTTTTGTCCAAAGTTCTTCTGGAACAGGCTGGTCCCAAGGAAGTCCAAGCTCGTGATGCTTTATCTTTTTACATAATGCTCTGACTTCATCGTCCATCTTCGAATGCGGATCATTAGCCATGTTACTCAGCTCAATTTCCCACTTCTTAAGAGATTGCTTCTTTGAACAGAAATCATATACATCTGTGAATGAAATATTGTAGGCTTCTCCGAAGAAACAATTTGGACTGTTATTAATAATCTTTTGTGATAAGTTAAACAGTTGTTCGTTTGTATATCCCATCAATCTGGCGTACATAATATGATTATCATATCGTCGACAGTTAAATCCGACCAATCTAAGCTGTATTAATTCCTCAATTTCGCTTGGGGTCGGATTAATCATTCTAACAACAGGCTTTCCCTCGCCCTCGATTTTCCAGTTGACCAGAAACAGGTTCGGAAATACCTCAATATCATAGAATACAAGCTTTGCATCATCATTCTTTACAGCATTTGAATTTTCTTCCGATTTAAACTGCATCTTGTTGACGAGCTTAATACAATACTCTGCCTGATGAGAGCTGTTCGCTGCAAATGCTAATACCGCATTTCGCATATCTGTTACATCATATTTGAGTTCACTACTATGAGCATCCTCCAATATTTTGTATATGAAATCGATACTTGGCTTAGTTCCTGGGTGGATTTCCTTATTGAGATTTCTCTTTATAAGTGTCCTAAGTCCTTTCTCGCTTTTTATGGCATCAAAATTTACCATTTTGTCTTCTCCTTTCATTGGTAACCCAGAGGATATAGTAGCTATTGGTAAATCGTTGCATTTCGTTAGTTTTCTTCTTAACGAACTTTTACCTGTAAATACCTTTACCTCTATATGGTCATCGTAGATTCTGCTTAGCTGAGAAGGGTCTCCAGAATATAAATAATGGAGATGTATCCCTTGACCACTTTTACTCAACTCTGCATAAGTCGGTGGCAACTTACTGGCGGCTTCCAAATTCTTTTCGAAAGATTTATTTCCCGTTTCATCTGGAATATCAAAATCTACAACAATGTGATTTTCTGGAACTTTCACATAATGAATTTGTGAGGTATCCAGAGCAGATAATTTTGTTTTTACTTTTTCCCATTTCTGCTGTGGGGTTTCATTTTGCGAAGCATATTGTGCTAGACAATCCGCACATACAGAATCAAATATTGACTCCTGTTCTTTAAACTCTATCTGATAAGTTTTTGGTGTCTCTTTTTTCTTTGTTTGAGTATCACTTTCAAACTTATCTGTTCTGAATCCTATGTAATAGCTTCGTACTCTTGAACCATCATCAAAATTAAATCTCTCTTGGAAATCCTTGAAATAGTTTTTCAATTCTTCCTGGAATGCTCTTCTCGATAACGGATAACCAACTTTCGCTTCATCGCAGTAATTCTTATACATTTCCCATGCTGCCTTAAGTGTTGTTCCATCTTCTTTTTTAAACACATAATAAGAATCAGCTATAAAGTTATAGAAATCGTTAGATGCACCAAGCATTGAAATTGGAATATAATCATCGTATCTGCCAGGATTATCCAAATATATTTTCTGGCAATGATAAGCAATAGCTCCAAGTTCAAAGCCGACCTGTTTCACAATTGTTTTGTATTCCTTTGGATTAAGTTTATTTCCAGATGGAGATACATCAATCAGTCGTCTTATAAGACCAGATTTGGCATCTGTAATACGTACAGGTTTATTAGTTCCCATAAATAAGAAACATTTGAAACGGTTCGCATATGTTGATTTGAATTTCTCATTTACAGTCATTAACTCATGCGAGACCAAACTGTTAAGCCTTGTATTATCCTCAATCCTTGACAAGTCTCCATCGTGCTGAATAGCCACCAGTGGATTACTTTTAAACGCCTCTAACGCAAAAGAGTTACTACTAGACCCCAATGCTTTCGCATCAAAGACTGAGTAGTAACCCTCAAATAACTGCTGAATAATATTTAAAATCGTTGATTTACCCGTACCAGCTGCTCCGTATAGTACAAGAAATTTCTGTAATTTCTGCGACTCACCACATACTATGGAACCGATAGCCCACTCTATCTTCATTCGTTCTTCCGGAGAATATAAAGTGCTAATCAGTTTTTCGTATGCTGTTAAATCCCCCTCTTCAAGAGGATAATTAAGTCGCTTGCTTGCATAATCTTTTTTCGTCGTTTCCGTATTGGAAAATATAAGTTTATCATCAAGCGTATGAAAACTGTCTCGTAATTGCTTCTGACAGTATTTATGCCAAGAGTCAATCATTCCGCTCTCAGCGTCCCACATATGCAGGACTTTAATATCTGAGTTAAAGCGTTGGCGATTCTCCTCAGCATATCTATCCAGTTCGCGGTCTATAAGTTGTAAAGCATCCTGTTCGTCAGTAGACCATAAACCACGTTCTTCTATCCAGATAGCGTAAAAATCACCACCTCGAATCATAAGATCTGTGCTTTTTTTTATAAGGAACTTTGGATAGATTTCTATTGTTCCGCGCTTTGTACTACGCGTTGAAACCACCATAAAATCCAACATCACATTTTTATACTCCTTCCGATTCGTTCAACTCATCAATTTCTTTTCGCAAAGCTGCAATTTCCTGCTGCATCTTTTTACTATCAGCACGCATCGCAAGTAAATTTAAGGTTGTAACGACACTAAATAATGTTACAGCCTTATTAAATTTGTTCTGATGCACCAGTGCTTTGTAAATGCGTATAAGATGCTTATCTGTAGCATCCATATTTCTAAAAATATAACTTACTAAATCGTTCATAATAAGTAATCTCCTTTCAAATCAAGTAATACTGTCAAGATACCAACATGCCTGATACCAAATTTCCACTTTTCTCAAGTCATAGTGACAGTTTTCAAGTGTAAATAATCCGCCTTGCCCGTTTGGCTCATACTGCCTCTCTAAAAATCTTGTTACAATATCTTCAACACGATTCTCATTAAATTTTCTGTCATCCATAGAGCCCAGCCCAAGATTAGTAATCATATTCCAGAACCATTGTCCTGTTCTGTCGCCAATCTCTGGGTCGTCCATAATATGTTCCTCTAAACGAATTGAAAGTGCTATTAGCATCTCCAATACGCTACATGGACTATCATCCAGATAATTCGCTATAACAGAGCAGTCATATCCGTTCTCGTATCCAAATCGATAACGTAGTTCAATACCGTCCTCAAATCGATTGCTGTCCATAGTAAGCTGATATGTGAAATCCATATTGTGGAGAAAATTTAATAGCTTTCTATATGATAATTTCTTCGGATATTTTGTATCACATACCAGACCATACATCCAATCGAAATAATCAAATTTTAATTCGTCTCTGGTCATTACATCTCCGTTCTATGTGGATGAGTTTCAAAAATTTCCTGATAGTTTCTCTGGTCTAACAGAATTTCATAATCGCATTTCTTAGCATCGTTTCTCACATAAACGGAGTCATCCTCATACTCTCCGAAATGCTCAAGTGAATCTTCCCCAACAGTTTCTTCAATATCATCCACAATTTCATTCATATCATCTAGTAACACTCCGTCAGCCGTATATGTAAGACTTATTTTTTCGTAATCATCAAACTCTCCAAAATCTGACGGCTGTATAACATATGGTCTGTCAACAGCAATTTCCTGCTTCTGTTTTTTATTTTGCATATCGCTATAGTTCACATAACCTTCTCTCTGTAATATTGCTGCACATTCAGCAATACTCGGTTTATCTACAGTTCTACTGTCAGCAGTTTTTTCAACAATAGGCTCTACTGATTCTTCTTTTTTATCCTCATCAAATACTCTTCTTGAATTGAAGTCTTCCTCTGCAAGCTTCTCGTACTTATCTTTAAGCAGATACCATGTCACTACCGAACCAGTCACAGTGCCGATGATAAATGCCAAAGAAAACAGAGCTTTATTACTCATCTTCGTCCTCCTCGTTCTGAATTGTCATAACAGTGAGAGCAAGCCCACCAAAAAGTAAAGAGGCACTCAACAGAATGCCTCCTGTAATATGTCTTTTTCGATGGGTATCAAGAATATAATCCATCATTGATATGAAGTTACCGATTTCTTCCATAATTAGTGGTCCTTTCCACCGAATAAAACAGCCAGACCACTCCAAAAGCAAATTCCTGCAACTGCTGATAATGTTAATCCTACTACATGCATAACAATTCTCCTTTCTATTCTCCACTTGAAAAATAGTGGTTTCCAATCTGAAACATAGGTGTTCCATAGTTTCCATATCTATCAGCTGTAAAGAATATAACATCGTAATTCTTTCGGTTACGAAGCTCTTCGACTACAAGCTGACAAATATAATCGTCAATATAGCATCTGTTGACTCGTCCATTCCACATAGAAGAAAATTGACTTGGCTGATAAACTACTTCATAAACTGTATTAGGAAAAGAAGCAGAATCAACACGATTTAAAATTGTATCAATGACCAATCGTTTGCCTTCTTCGCATTCTCCCTCAGCTTCAGCCATAGTAACAAGAGCTACCAACTCGATATCATCATTTGAAATATCGGTATCAATTTCACAAACAACATCTTGAGGTGCTTGCTCTTGCACTACTACTTCCTCCTTCGGACTAAATGATACTTCTTCAACCACCTCAGTTTTGACAACCTCAATTACTTCTTTACCTGTAATTTCATCGTTTTCACTTGTCGTAATTGGCGATGCTGCTATGCAAAAAGAACTGGCAATTATCAGTAGTATCATCCAAATTATTTTTTTCATATGCAAATTCTCCGTTTAAATCAGATCTAATATATTGCCATCCACATTGAAATCTAATAAAATAGCTGGCTCATATGATCCGTCTTCTGTCTCTCTGTTTGTTTCTAAGATGCCAAAATCTACGAAGTTATCACCAACTTCATTGTTCTTGTTATATACCCAGCCTACAATCTGACCTTCCTTAGTTCTGTCAATTCCAAGCATATCGTATACATCATTTAAGAACACATATCCTCTGGCATGTAAAAGATCATTTGCATACTGCTGCTGTCCGCGTAACATAAGTAAATTGTACTGTGTATCTTTCTCATATCCCTTGCAAGTCTCGTCAAAGAATCTTGCATATCCACTGTCTGCCTTTGCCACATTGACAGTAGATTTTACTTTCTTCTCTTTACCTGTCTCTGGGTCTTTTACAGTTTCCTCGAATTTCTTAGCCTTAATATCATATTTCAGCTCTTTGTCAACCTGCTCTCCAAATCTTTCAACAACTCGATTACGATACTCCTTGAATGACTTGTCGACAGTTGCGTATGCTGCTGCCAGAGCTACATTTCTCTTTCTGAGAATATTATTAGACGCCACAATACTTGTGATTGATAATGCACCTAATGCAATAGCCGGAGCATATAACTTAACAAGCTTAACACCTGTCTGAGCATAAATAATAGTTAAGTCTTTCTTAGCATCTTCCTGTGAATAGTCAGCTTTGATTTCCTCATTTTCAGAGCATTCATGCACAGCATTTACGTCTTTTTTATGCTCTTCTAATACCGTACTTAATTTTGTTGTCGCTTTACAAGCCATTACAGCACTTGCAACTGTTCCAACAACACCAGCTACGATAAGAATTTCTGGGCTATGCTTTTTTACTTTAATAGTTGCTGTATTTACAACGGTTGTTACTTTTGCAATGATTTCATTTTTTTTCATGATTATTTGTTCTCCTCTTCTAAAAGTTTTACATGATCAATGAGATGCTCTAAATACCATCTCGCTTTTTCTAAGTCCTGTATGCCGTTCTTATTTTTCCAACGGCACATATATTTGAGTACATTTCCAGTGTCAGTAGCTTCAATGCCTTTCAAATCAAATGTAAATGCCTCAATAACATCAATTACCTCTAATCCAGTTTCACTCTGATAATGAGCTGGATGTGATACCATGACATCTTTTGACTCGTACATAATCTGCCTCCTAATCTATTGGGTTTGCTCTTGGGAACTTGATAGTATATCCATCCCTAGTATTAACAACTCTTGCATTTCTGATATTATCAGTCCAGCCGTAGTTATTTCCTGTCCACGGACCGTCAATACCAACCAAATCGAAATAATCCGCAACACTTACAATTCTGTAACTTGCAACGATTTCGTCCATAGCAGCTAATACATTTTCCGCTTCAGTTCTGGTGTTAAAGTAAATATCATCGAAATCGCAACCGCCAATAGAACTCTGTGCATTGTAATTTCTTCTGCCGTTCTGTGCTGGGTCTTCGTAATACTTACGATAAGATACTTTACTTGCCGTAGATCTTCTGCCTCCAGAACCCTTAACTCCAAGAACTGCTTTAACGGCATCAAGAATAATATCCTTTACGGCAGGCACAACGATATCCTCAAAAATGTAGCTTTTTACGTTATCTACATCTTCCGGAACAAATATCCCTGCAAGTTTATTAATTCCGCTCTTTTTCTTTGTCTTAACAGAACCGGATACAATTTTTTCTACCTTCTTTTCTGGTAGTTCAGCTTTCGCTCGTTCTCTCGATTTATGTGAGTTGGACTTGTATTCTTCCATCCTTTTCCTCCTAATTGATAACCATTAATTCCCCAGGCAAAGTAATTTTCGATGCTGGCATACGGTTATTATTTTTCTTAAACTGATACGCTAAATTACTCTTTGCTTTCTTTTCAGATGCTGCGTATGTAGACCCCGCCCAATTATTAGCAATACACTTGCCGAATTCCATAACTGGACCATTATAAGCATACTGGTTCATAACAATACCTCCACAATAAAAAATAAGAGAGAAAGCACCTTGTTATAGGTACTCTCCCTCTCTCCTGTCAGAATAATAATTCTTTAATTTTCAGAATCATTCTCATCAACTGTTTCAGTGTTTTCATCTTCAATTGAGTTCTCATTCTCGACAACACGAAACCCTTTACGCGCTTTCATTTCCTTCAGTTTACTAACTGCTGGTGCTACTACGAACTTGTAAGCTAAACCGCCTGCAATCATAGCCACACCGATAGTTGCTACCTTACTGAATCCTCCTTTGGAAGCTGTCTTTACGATTTCCTCTGTTGTGTCCATAACCTCTTCGTTGTTCATGATTTCATTTGTTTCCATAATGTTAATCTCCTTTTAGATTAAAAATTTGTTATTCTTTCCATAATAGTGGCTGTAATTTTTGCGAACCTACATCAAGTTTCTATAGTCATATCTAGGTCCACATCCGTAATCTATTACAAATACAGGTTCATCGTTATCATTAAGCTGTGAACTAAAACGAAGGTCTATATATCCTTCTCTGTCAATATTCCATCCAATATCTTCGCCGATTTTAATAGATGGTAAACCAATCTCGTAATAGAATTCATTAAGAGAAATATACATTTCATCTCGCATTCTTCTATTCAAGTCATTCTCAGCTTTTTTAATCTTGTCAATTTTTGATTTGAAATAGCGTCCGGATAATACATCGTAGCAAAGAGTCTCGCCATCCCCGACAAATATAATTTCGCTTTCTTTTGCCGGATGTGCATCGATTTTCTCTTTTGCAACGGCATCTCTGATAGTCTGCTCTTTTTTTTCTCCAATCGTTTCAACAACTTTGTTCTGATATTCCTTGAGTGATGTTTCAGCTATAGAATATGCCGTAGCCAGTGCGGCGTTTCTTCTAGCATTTACTGAACTTGCTCCAATCAGACAAGCAATAGATAAACCGCCTGTTATAGCTACTGGAATATAACATTTCCATGTAACTTTTATAATTTCAGTCTTGCTGAGATTAGGTTCCTCATATGGTGTATTTGTTTCATTAGCTTTTTTAATCTCAGCATTATCAATTAATCTTAGTGCCTTCGGTGTTGCTCTTACAGCCATCACAGTTGTTGTTACCATTCCGGCAATACCTATTCCGGTCAATATTTCCGGACTGTGTTTTATGGTTGATTTTTTCACTGCATTATATGCCGCTTTAATATTGGGTTTATGCATTTTTTTTTACTTCCTTTCCTATAGATTACCCCGCCCACAAGGGGCGGAGATTTTTACTTAACCAACCAGATTTCCGGACGAACCCCATAAGAGTTCGAAGCGCCGTTGCAGAGCGTCGGGCCATTGCCGCTCACAAATGCGAAACAAGCCGCAGAAAATTCTTTCTTGGTAGCATTACGGAGCCATCCGCACTCACACTCATTGTTATAATAAGCAACTCGATTGCGTCTCTGCTTCATAAGTGGAAGCTGTTTGTCATTATCAGCCTCAAAGTAGTTTCTATTCCACTCGTCGTCCCAGCCAAACATCTCACCTACTGTCGGAATAGTTACATCAGTAAGTCTTGCTCTAATTGAATAAGGTATTGCCTTTACGAACTCTGTATGTAACCATTCATTCAAATCAGAGTATTCAAATCCGCCCTTATTTGTGTCTGACTCATTCATAGGTCTCTCAGCTACATAATCATCGAAAATAAGCATAACCTTATCGTCCGTAACCTTGTGTACTGTTGCTGCAAATTCTCCCAATCCATCCAATTTAATTGTTGTCTTATCTCCTACCTCAGCATCTTTTAAGTCGGACTTTGCAGGTACTCCGAATAATGAATTAATAAATTCTTTAATTGCAAGCTCTTTATCAGCAGTCATTTCAATATACTTTCTGTACATTCTTTCTACTGTAGGTGTGTCAATCCCTCTTGTTGATAATCCAATAATTTCTTCTCCTAATGTCATTTCTCTTTTACACATAATGTTAATCTCCTTTCAAAATATCGCTTTATGCGATTAATAAATCAATGATCCATCGTGTCATATCTTTAGCACACGAAAATAAAAAACTGTTGTTGATGTTTTTGCAGGCGTACTCATCCATTAACTCTTCAAAATTTTCAAGAGTTATCAATGGCGGAATATCCCTGTTGTTTTTCAATCGTGTCAACAACTCTTTTGCCGCCCATATAGAGTAGCTATTACTGATAAAACTATCGCTATACCAATCAACTCTATTTTTTCTTGATTGCTTTAGACAATATTCAGTAATTTCAATAGCTGTATCTATTGATGACATACTTAACCTCCATAAAACAAAAGAGTCCTTGTTTTAGGACTCCTTCGCATCTACATCTCTTTTAGCAAGAGCCTCATTAACTTTCTTATCAATCTGCTCATTCATCTTCTGCTCATCAGCCCAATCGTTAATAAGATTCGCTCCTAATCCGATTACTGTTGCAGCAAGACCAATGATTCTAATAATTTTACTATTCATAGCCCGTTGCCTCCTTTCCATAATAGTGGCTGTAATTTATGCGAATGGGTCATCGTTAATACTAGGCGAAAATGCCATGTCAATAACATACACTTCAAGTCCGTCATCTAAAACTGTTTTATGATGATTAAAGTCAATCCAGTCTATTCCGTCTGACCAATACCAACCGAGTTCATCCCCGCAATCAATGTGCTCTATTCCTAAAAAATCGTAAAAATCATTTACACAGATATCGCCTCCTAAATGCCAGTTTCGATTTAAGTGATACTCTGCTTCTAACACTTGCGGTACGGTGCTTTCAAAATATCTTTTTGAAAAAGTATCATAAAATAATCTAATATCCTCTGGGTTACGCTCGCCAAACGATAATGACGATGTACCAAAAAAGTTACCAGAAGATATATACACATCTTCAGCTTTTTCGGCTGCAATAGAGTCAATTATTTTCTGATGTGCTTCCTCTCCATACAATTCCTTGAGTTTTTCTTTATACTCATTGTAAGATTTGTTAATCAGCGCATATGCACTTGATAAAGATGCCTGTTGATGTCGGTTTAATACATTTGCACCAACAATACAAATGATTGTTGAGACCCCCATAATTGTTGACGGAATATAATAAACCCATGCAGATTTAATAGCTTCTGTCTTGCTATATCCACATGGGTCTCCATTGTGATTAATTAAACTGTCTTTTTTAATCTTTTCTATTGCTTTTGGTGTTGCTATAACGGCAGATACAGTAGTTGCAACAAGTCCAGCAACTCCAAGACAGGTTAAAATTGTTGGTGAGCCTCTTTTCAGTTGTATAACTGATTTGTTAATGAGTTGATTGATTTTTGGTTTCATAATGGTTGTCTCCTTTCTTTATTCCATAGCTCGTAAAATATCCAGCACATTATCTGCCAGATTTATTGCTATTGAAAACATTAGTTGTGTGTCTTGTCTCATATGATAATATTTACTCATCATACATTTGAAACATCCAACGATTTCTTCAATTTCTGCTATTGACGCATTGTCTTTTGGATATAATTCGTAAGATACATATTCCAGTAATTCGTTTACTGACCATATGGAATAGCTCGATTGCATAAATTCCTTGCGATGTCCGAATATCGTCGGAAATGATACATCCATCTGATATGTGTCACTTAATATCAGTTCAAGCTGCTCAATAGACATATGAACTCTCCTTTCCAGAAAAATAAAAGAGAAATAGAATGGATTCGAACCATTGACCCCTGGTACGGTATATTGACCAGTGCTCTACCAACTGAGCTACTATTCCTCTCATAATATGCTTTGTAAATTTTGCGAAGTAAAAGAAAAGAGCCGCCATAAGCGACCCTAATCGTCAGTTCAAACCAATACTTTTCAGTATGTTTATAAGCTCGTCCTTTCCGATTTCAGCATCTACATCGACATGAAGATGTGTCTTTCCGTCTGCAATAGTTGTAGTGACCTCATTTAACTGAATATCAATATCGTATCCGGTTTTTTTATGTATCACCATTTTTAATGCTTTTGAAATAATTCCTCTTGTAAATTTAGATACTATTTTCATTTCGTCCATGCTCCTTTTACTCCTTTTAAAGCTTTAGTTTCTCATAAAAGGAACTGTAAAATTCGCTAAATATTACGTCTGTCAAAGCATGTTTCCCATCTTTGCCTCTGTATCGGTTTCATTTTCAACGCCCACATAATTTGTCTAATGCTGACCGTTGGATACAATCCATCCGTACACTCTCCTGCTCGTTCATCAAAAAATTTTTTGAACTTAGGATGCAAATATAAAGAATCTGTCAACCATGAATCAACCTCTGTCCAGTATGTAGTCTTTGTATCTGGATTAAATCTTTGCTGAATAACTGCCAAACCTTTATCACCAATTGTAAATAATGTACATCTGTCATACACCGGATGATTGCATATATATAATTTTCCATACATAGAAAGATAAATATCCGGTTTTTTATAATGGTATCTCATCTCTATTCTCCATAAAAAGAAAAGAGCCTTAGATTTCTCTAAGACCCTCTCCTCTAGCTTATTGCGTTTTTAATTTTCTTCTTCGGACTCATCCGCGGCAATACCCAAAACTTCCTCTCTGGTCGGATATAAATTCTCGTACTTTTCATCTCCTTCACAGCCATATTCCTCTAAATCAACGCTGTGACCACAATGAGGACACACTAATGTGTCTTCCCATTCATCTTCAAATTCCATTAATCCTCCGCACTCAGAGCAGATATATTCTCCGTCTGTCATTGCCTTTCTCTGTTTTTCATTAAAAATACTCATGCTAAATATCTCCTTTCAAAATTGACCTGCTCGCATACTCGTATGTCTAGTATACAAACTGGTGTTAATCTGTTCAAGAGATAAAGCTTTATTCTCTCATAAAGAGCAATGTATTTTTCACGTAAAAAAAAAGAAAAGGAGATGCGTATAGAATTCCACATCTCCTAATAACACCATTACCACTCAGCAGTAATTATTCTGCATTCCTTGCAATAATATACCGACAGCTTGATATCAGCCTTTATGTCTTTATCCATATGATACTCAAATGTTGCTGTTCGATTGTTTTCATTCGTTACTAACATACTTTGAACTGCCGGATTTTCTCCATCATCAAAGTTGTCCATAACAGTAACCAATCTCTTATGCAAATATTCATTCTCATTGAATATGACAGTAAAATGCCATAAGCTTTCGTCATCACCACAAGGAATACTTAATGTAGTCTGATTTGTAGTAATTGGTACCTCCACATAGATTTTGTTCATCTAATTTTACCTCCTTTTCTGTTTCTCATAGTAGTAAATGTTATAATAGTGTAGAAAAAAAAAGGACATGCGTTGTACATGTCCCCTTATCAAAAAATCATTATTTCTTTGTTGGTCTAAAACGATTGATCAAACCTGTAAATGTCTTTGAGGTATATGTTCCTGTTTCTTCAAACTTAAATCCTTTATTCATCCAGATGCCATAACACATCAATGGGATCAATAATTCTGCTGCTGCAATACCGATTCTGAAATATCGATCCTTAACCTGCTCTGCGATCTGCCGCTCTTTGAAATCACAATCTTTTGCATTGGACTCGTCATCCATAACACGTCGATTGTATTTCTCATCGGCATCCCACACGCTCTTGTTCTCTTCGATTCTCAGCTTGTAAAGCTTTGTCAGATCATCAATCGCCATCGATTTTTCTTTGCTTCCGGAGTCCATTTCAGATAAAGCTTGAATCTGTGCCGCGATCTCCTCACTCAATAATTCTTCAATGTTTTGTTCTTCCATTTCGGTTCTCCTTTCAAATAATTATTAGGTTCATTCCATAATAGAAAGTGTTATTTATGCGAAATATAATTTTTCAGCTCAACCCGTAAGCGAACATAGCGTTTCTTATATATTGCATCTGCCCCGGAACGATCTAATTCGAGAAACAAATAAGGTCCGCTGTCTGGATCTGATTCGTCGACCCTCAACGAACCAACAGACTTCTCTCTGAATACAAATCGTGATACAAGCATTCCGATAACAACACCGATCAGTAATACGATTATCAAATTCATGTTTCCCCTCCTTTCAAAAAGTTTTTCTGAAAATTACCATCCGGCAATTTTTCAAATATCAAAATAGCATGTTTTACGGTAACCTCCGTCCTGTTTTCTAATCTAGGATAAAAAGAAAGAGCCATTGC